AAGGTGCACATCACTATCGTACTCTTCTATCTTGTACTGCAGATTAATCTCAGCTGTAACTGGTCTATAGAGAATACACATGAGCTCAGGCAGCTGATGGGGGAAGTTCTTACTAAGCTCAGATAGATCTAACCACTCTCCAAAGGTCATGCTCTTAAGATTAGGATGAAAGCCGAACTTAATACCGTCTATCTCTATGAATTGCTTAAATACCTTCTCATCATTCTTTAATCCATTAGCATAGGCTGTCACAATTTTTTCAATTTGTGTGACATCAATCTTCCTAATATCCTCTCGCTTCAATCCTGTGATAGCTTGAATCTGTGAAATAGTATCTTCACCTGCCGCCATGAAGTCTACGTATGTGCCAAGTGTCTGATCACTGTACTTAGTGCTTATTATCTTATCGCTCATAGTTCTCTTTGTAATATTCCTCTCCTGTTGTTTGCTGCCATAAATTTCTACTCCCTTCTGAACCATAAGAATATTTAATACCATGCGCCTCTACTATCTGCTTTTGCTCCATCTCAAAAGCCTTATCTTTTATCTGTTGTGGTATCTGAGATTCAAGTATCGGCCACTCTTCAAATAGCCATTGTAGTGCTGTTTTCATAGTTAGATATTTGTTCCGTCTATAGTTATGTTTATGCTCTTTATCTCTGTGCTCAGCTCTTGCCTTTCGATATACCCTCTCTGCTTACCTTGAGTCTTTAAGTAAAAGATAACAGCACTTGTGTTAGGTGCATCCTTAATAGTTACTACCTCACCATCATGCGTTAATGCCTGGCGCTCTGCTCCCTCCATTAGCTTCTTAAGCTGCGACTCAGCGAAGTCTAAAGCCACGTTCTTAAGTGATGCTACAGCAACTGCATATTCAGCATCATCTTTGAGCCATTCGTAGTGAGTCTTACGTGCTATGCCTATCTTCTCTGCTGCCTCAGTTACGTTACCAAGTGTAGACGTAAGTGCCTGAAGCATAGCATCTTTTTTGAGAGTAACATTTTGTCCTTTGTCTTCCTCGCTCATGCTAACTTGTTCTTAAAGTGTGTTATTAACTGCTCCATCTTAGAGTCATAGTATTTAGCAAATGTAGTAAAACCTTCGTTATCAGATTCATAACATCTAAATAAAATACCTCTTAATCTTTGTGATGGTTTCTTAAGTGTATCTTCTAACTCTGATTTCAAGCTTTCCACAGCATCTAACTCCTCACGTCTGAAGCTCTCATCTTTAAAAGCTAAATAACCGAACTGATTGGCTGTACCGAACAGTTCAGCAGCTTGTGCCGGTGAGAGCTCGTTAGTGCCGAAGGTAAGCTTAAGAGTCTTATCTTTTCTTGTGCCTACTGATTCAAGTTGTGCTGGTATTAATATCATAGTCTTTCAATTTCTTGTTTAACTTCTTGATAATAAGCACGCTCATCTAAATCAAATAGATGAGCATCTAATACCTCATCTACTGCAATTAAAGCACATTCTTTAAGTTGCTGATGCTTTTTGAAAGGTGCTTTGAATAATGAATCGTACTTACAATACAACTCTTCTGCTTTTTCTTTTGGTGTCATATTGGTAGTTTTTCGTAACTAAAATACTTCAAAAAGTTTGACATCATAAAATGAGTGTTAGTGCTGCCACCTGGTGTATAGTCTTTAGCTAAAGCATTATCCATAGCTATACCGGCAGCAAGTGCTTTCTTAAAGTCTTTGTGATTAGTATAATAATCAATAGCCATTTGTTTATACATGATATTTTTGGATTACAATCGAAAAAAACTATAATAATTTTGGATTACGATCCACAATAAAGGCAGCCCTCATCCTCTCCACCCTCTCCTGCATTTAGTATTCTTTCGCACTCCTTATCTACTTGTGCCTCACTCCAGTTAGGATTAAACATCTTTACTTGAGCCTTTAGAAAGTTATAGTTGTTGTCACTCATTTTTAATTCTATTATGTTAGTTATGCATATTACTTTATACTTAGTGTAACTAAGTTAAGCTATTAGCTAATTAACTTAACTTAAGCTCTTAGCTAATTAACTCTATGCTTAGAGCTTAGATTCTGAGCTAAATGAGAGATAGAAGTATCCACCACTAAGATTTCTCTAAGTGTTGGGCTCTCATCTAAATGACTGTCTCTCTGCTTGTCGCTTGAGTCCTTCGCCATTATGAATTAGTGTCATCAGCAATGTGCACTAACCTGGTATCTATCTTTTAGAGTAATTGCCTACCCTAAGTAACCTGAGGCTTATACCTTCGCCATACCTCTGAGCTGTGTTACTATCCCGCAGTAGCTCGTTTCATTCTTTACGCTGCCGTTAATCGATTCCGCACATAAAAAATATAGCCCTAAGGATGCAGGGTGAGAACATCCAAAGGGCTTATAACCTTAAATCAAATCTATGTCTAACAGTAATATCACCCTGTAACAAATATACATGTAGAAATGTTACGAGATACTATTGTGGAAAACTATCTTGGTTGTTTAAAACGTAGCACTGTGATGTATATCCAAAAAGGCAGCCATACAAGCCCTGTAAATGCAATGCCTACGTATGCATACCAATGGTAAGAATCTAAGTGTCTCTGATTTCTATAAACGCTTATAGATAAGATTCCAAAGTGAAGTAGGAAGCCTACTAAGTAGATAATGAATAGTGTCATAGTTTTTTTCTTTTAGTTCTTCGTTTTTTTATTGGTGTATTAGTTACCTCTGTAATTGGATCGGGAGTAATCTCTGCCTCTATTGTAGCCAAGTCTCCTTCTAACTGCTTTTCTAATTTGTTCAATAGCTCATTCATGCAGGGAGTGCAGCTTGTGAAGTTCTTACCGTCTCTAATGCCAAGATATTCTCTACGCAGTTTAAACAGCTTAGCCATCTCACCAGGTGCTAACCTTCCGCGCTTACGAATCTCTCTGATATGCTCAAGTGTTGGCATCTTCCAATCTTTCTCCTCAATTACAGGCCATAGCTTAGCTGGGCAGTCAGTAGCTGCGTAGCTTGCTAAGTGATCTACCGGACAGCCGCATGGCTTGAATGTTACCTCTCCAATAGTGTGAGGCTTCTTGAATGGATTAATTGCATTTACAGGAGGCCCACAAGTACCAAACTGCTTATTGTACACAGGGCATTCTTTGCATACCTTAACGCGAGCTTCAAAGTCTGTGCTATTTATCATCATATCTGTAGTGAATTTCTAAGTGTTGTTTTAGCTTTCTTAATTGTTCGATAAAGATAGTTCAAAGGTATACCAGTCTCTTTAGCTAATTCCTGATAAGAGAAATCATCTAAGGCATAAAGAAAGAATAGTTCACGCTCAAAGTAGGGAAGTCTACTGATAAAGATATCTAACTGCTCATTCTCTAATCTCATGCCTACGCTCTTATTCACATCATCAATGATATCATCTTTCAAATCATTACGTATCTTTTCGAATCTTAACCTTGTATAATTGAATGAGCTGTTACTGCATCGTGCAGATAATCTGATAGCATTGCTCACGTAGTTATTGAGCTTGCCTCTATCGTGAATATCCTGAAGCTTATCTTTATCACTCTCTAATATCTTCAAAAGCGTATCGTGCAGAAGCTCATCGGCCAAGTCTTGGCGAGTAACAGTTGCTGCCACTCTGCGCCACTCATTGTAGCATCTATCTATTTCTGAGTGATAGGTATTCATCTATTACTTGTTTAGCCTCATCGAAGCTCTTGCATGTGACTGCATGATAGCCATTGTTAATTAACTTTGCTTGCCAATCTTTTTGGCTCTGACTCATTACACCCTTAGCTGTTTTCATTTCTATTGCTAATCCAAAGAATGGGCCCTTAGCGTTGTAGATAAAGATATCAGGGAAGCCTTTCACGTACCCTGTTTTCTTCATCTTCACCGCCTGCTTCATGGATGTACGAACACCTCCAGCTGAAGCGCAATAAAGCAAGTTAGGATATTGTGCGTTAATGTAGTTAATAACAGCCTCTTGTATTAGGGCTTCCTCATTCTTCATGATTCAAAATTAGACTATTAACTTAATCTAAATCAACATCTTATTCACATACTTATTCA